TTGAGTCGCTGCCGCCCGCTCTGAAGCGCGGCTGGAGATATGGCGACTGGGACGCCTTCGAGGGGACGTTTTTCTCCGAATTCCGTGCCACCCGCATCCCCGGGGAGCCTCCAGAGGCGTTGCACGTCACCCGCGAGTGCCCGCTTCAGCCGCATGACAAGCGGTGGATCGCCACTGACTGGGGCTACTCGCATCCGTCTGCGACGTACTGGTTCGGCCGCGGCGAAGACTCGCGGGTGTACGTTTACCGCGAGCTTGTCACCAGGAGTGTGGGTCCGGAAGAGCTGGGTGTGAAGATCGCCGAGGAAACCCTGCACGACCTGGGAGGCCACAACCAGCAGATGGTGCTTGTGCTGTCGCCGGACGCGTTCGCCAAGCGGGATGACCGAAACACAATCGCAGAGCAGATCACGGCTGGCATTGGCTTGGTGTTGGGGCCGGAGGCAGTGCTGCTGATGGAGCCTACCGAGGAAGAACGTGAGCGTCTCGGCTCCAGGGCATGGGACGCCGTGCAGGCGCGCCGCGAGGAGCAACGGGACAAGCTCCGCATCGTGGTGCAGCGCGCCAACAACGACCGGGTGGGCGGCTGGAACTACATCCGCCAGCTTCTTCGCTGGTGGCCGGTTCGGAAGGGCGATGGGCCGCGCATCGACTACTCGCTGGTGCGGGATCTGTTGGGCCGCCCCAACGGCCCCGAGGAGTACATCCGCTACATCTCGTCGCTGGCAATCCAGGAGGAGGTATTGCCGCGCCTCATGATTCATTCGGGTTGCGTCAGACTTATAGATGGCATACAGCGTGCCCAGTACGATGATGCCAACAAGGAGGATGTCCGCAAGGAAGACGGTGACGACGAGATCGACGCCTTGCGGTACGGTCTGATGTACCACCGCAAGGAAGACATGGTTTTGCCGCGCGATGTGCTGGCGCGCCGGGCGCTTGACGCCGAGGCGCAGAAGTACGGCTATCTGGCCCCGCACACCCGGCACATGATGACCAAGGCCGCCCTGGCTCAGGCGGCAGCCCAGGAGCCGCCGGCGGCGATCAACCCGAACCGCGGCGTGCTGCGGCGGGCGCAAGTTTGAGGAGGGTATATGGGAAACCTGATCATGTTTGGCGGCAACAGCAAGCAGAAACCGGCGCCCACGCTGCCTGGGCAGGCTTTGGGCAGCGCGCCGGCGGCGCCAGTCAAGAAGTCCAAGAAGGAGGTTGGCTACCAGGATCCGGACGCCGTCTGTTCTGACTGCCGCTACTATGAAGGGGGTGAATGCTCCCAGGTGGAGGGCGAGATCGACCCCGAGGGGTGGTGCCACCTGTTCGAGGACGCCGGATACGGGGACGAGCAGGAGGATGGAGAAGGGGCGGAAAGAGAGATCGGGGCCTGATTCTGTGCACTGGCTGTTGAGGCTGTTTCCTTCCCTGAGATCTGAACTGCTGCAGGCGCATGAGGCCAGGATCCAGGCGGAATCGCTTTTGCGTGACGCCGCGGCATCGCTGGAGTCGCTGCGGGCGGATTATCAGGACTTGGCGGCAAAGTACGCGCAGCTGGCAGAGCAGCACGTCGAGATGCACAAGCGAGTGGCTGACTTCTTTGCTACCGCGGCGACCGGCCGTGGCCTGTTTTCCGACACCAGGCTCGGGGAGGCCCCCGGTGGTGGGGTGCGGCACAGTCACATTGTCACCGGGCGCGACGTTGTCGCTGACGCGGTGAAAAAGTTCCGGGAAGATCTGAAGGGGTTGGCGCATGGCTGATGACGCGCGAGGGCTTCCGGAGGACCAGAGCCGCAAGCTGGTTTCGTTTGCAAAGTCGGTGGACGCGGAGTACGAGGCCCACCGGCTGCGCCTCTACCTGAAGGCGCAGAGGAACGACCTCTACTATCGCGGCGTGAACCGCGTGGCGCCGAAGCTGGCCGGCGACAGGGTCTTCATGGCCCCTGTGGAGATGCGGTCTGCGGATGGAGCCGAGATCCGCGAGTATTCGGTCAACAAGATCCGCGGCGACGGGCGAAAGCTGATCTCGATCATCGGGCAGAAGCACCCGAACGTGAACGCCGTTCCGCAGAACCCGCGCAGCGAGGAGGACCGCGCAGCGGCTCGCGAGTACGAGAAGGCTGCCGCCGTGCTGCGGGAGTGGTGGAAGATGCCCGAGCTGCAGATGCGGGCAATCTTGTACCTGTACAAGTACGGAACTTTGTTCGGCTTCGTCCGGTGGGTCTCCGATGGCCACCGCTATGGCTACCGGGAGGAGCCTGTCTACGAGCAGCGTGAGGTTGTCGCCGAGCCGGGCCGCTACACATGCCCCGCATGCGGCGGCACGCAGCAGGCCGATGAGATCCCTCAGGCCTGCAACCAGTGCGGCGCCCCGGCAGACTCTTCCGGCTGGGTGGAGCCGGAGAAGATTGTGGTTCCGGTGGTGGTCGACACGAAGCGGTACCCGCGTGGACGTGTCGAGCTGACCTTGACCAACATGATGCACGTCAGGGTTCCTCTGCATGCGTCATCCCTGGAGGAGTGCGACTACCTCATCTACGAGTACGAGGTGCCACGCCACCGCGCCATCGCCGCATTCCCGGATCTTCGCGACAAACTTCAGAACGCCGATTCTACAGGTGGATCAAACGCGGGAGCGTTGGCCAGGGCGTCCATCGCCAGCCCGAGCGGCGGTCGACTGCAGCCCGCCAACATGGTGACCTACACGCTTGTGTGGCTGCGCCCGGCAATGTTTGAGGCGATTGAAGATGCCAAGCTGCGCGAGCAGATGAAGTCAAACTACCCGGACGGCGTCAGGTTGACAATTGTAGGAGACGAGCTGGTCAGCATGGAGGCGGATCGGATCGATGACCACTGGGCGTTTGCGCTTTCCCAGCCGTCCGACACGGTGTACTCGGATCCCTTGCTGGATGACATGATCGACTTCCAGGATGCCTACACCGATGCACTGACTATTGCCATCGAGACACTGCAGCGGGGGCTGCCGATCACGCTGTTTTCGCCGGATGTAATCGATCCGAAGAAGCTGGCCCAGACACCAGCACTTCCGGCCGAGATGATCCCTGTGCGGGCTGGCGCCGGCAACAACATCCAGAACGCCATCGTGACGGTTCCAACAGCCAGATTCCCGGACGAGCTGCCGAAGTTCATGGCAGCCTTCGAGGAAGATGTTCGCGATGCCACTGGCATTCGGCCCGAATTGTGGGGCGGCGGCCCCGCCGGGGGTACGGCCACCGAGTACATCCGCCGCCAGAACCAGGCTCTTGCGCAACACGGCGCAGAATGGCTGTTCCTGCGGCAATTCTGGGCGCGGATGTTTGATTGTGGCGTGCGCGAACTGGCGCGCTACGCCGCCGAGGAGATCGTGGTTCCGACCAGCGAAGGCAGTGGCGCCACGGATGTCGAAGTCATTGATCTTGCGGCTCTGCAGGCGGGGTCGGCCCACTTCGAGTCCGACGAGGCGATTCCGTTGAACATGGCGCAGCAGCGGGAGTACCTCCAGCAGTTGCTGACCGGGATGCCGCCGGATGTGGCGCAGGCACTGGGCGTGTTCCACCCATCCAACATCGGTATCCTGCGCGAGCTTCTTGGGCTGCCTGACATGGTTGTGCCTTTGGAGGACGCTCGCGAGAAGGTTGCCGAGACGATCAACGAGCTTCTGAAGGACAAGCCGGTTCCGGGTCCGGACGGGCAGTTGATGCCGAGCATCATGCCGGATGATGTCGAGGATGACCCGTCGGTTGTTCTGGAGGTGTGCCGCGAGTGGATGCAATCACCCGCCGGGCGCCGCCAGAAACAGAAAAACCCGGATGGGTACGCAAACGTGCGGGCGTACGTCATGGCTGTACAGGCCATGATGCCGCCACCGGGGCCCCCCGAAGGGGCGGAACCGGTGGCCAAGGCGCCCGCTCCGCAGGGAGGTTCCGGCAGCCCGGATGAGCCGCCAGAACCGCCAGAGAGTCAACCACCACCTGCCGAGGGACCCCTGCCAGACCCGGGGCCAATCGGCTTGGGCAATTTTGGATGATTACGGAGGATGAATGAGCGACCTGAATACCGCGATTGACGCCGCCCTGTCCGAGGGTAGCGCGTCTTCCACCACGGCGCCGCCTGCCACGCCGAGCGAGACGCCGTCCGCCAGCTCTACCCCGGAGCCAACAGGTTTGGCCGAGGCGGCCGAGCCGCAGGCCGGGGCGCAGCCAAACGAACCCGAGGAGGCGGAGCCTGACTGGACCGACGAGGAACACCAGGCAACCCCGTCCGACGAGTCGGGCAAGCACCGCATCGTCGCCAAGAACCGCTTCGACGCGCTGTACAAGGTCTACAAGGCCGCCAAGGCGCTGGAAAGCACGTTTGGCCACCTGCCGACGCCCGAGGAGGCGCAACAGTACCTGGCTGCGACTGCGGATCTGGAGCTGATGACGGCCGATCTGTCGTCTGGCGATCCGGAGCGTGTGCAGCGGTTTGTTGAGCATTGGAGCCGGGTGTCCCCGGATGCCCTGCCGGTTTTGGCAGAGACTGCGCTGACGGCGGCTGTGCGCGCCAACCCGCAGTTTTACCAGCAGCTTCAGTCGTCGCTCCTCAATGAAACCATCAATGGGTTGTACCAGCAGGTTGCCGCTTTGCGCGACACCAACCCGGGCGAGTTCAAAAAGCATCTCTACGCCGTCCAGATGCTTGACTGGATGATCAACGGCGATTATCGGGACGCTACCGAGTTGGAGCAGGCACCCCAGGAAGAGTCTGATCCACGGCTGCAGCGGCTGCAGCAGCTCGAGGCCGAAGAGCTACGCCGGGCGGAGGCCGCGCGTAGCATGGCAATCGAATCCTTCAACCAGCGGCTGTCGAACACCATGGCCGAGATTCGCGAAGGTGCCATCTCGAAGGCATTGGCCCCGGTGGCTGCTTCGTTTGAGGGACGGCCGACACTGCTTGGAGCGATCAAGGACGCGCTGGTTCGCAGCGCCGTCGACGAGATGCGTTCCGATCAGCTGTTCATGGCCAGATTCACCGCCGCGAGGGATCGTGCATTCCAGTCTGGCGATGAAAGCGCCATGAATGCCGCGATGCAGATCTACAACGAGCGATTCAACCGGGCCGTGAGGGGTATGCGCGACAGGGTGATCCGCGAGGTTACCGGACAGTTTGTTGCGCAGAACCAGGCGACCCACCAGGCACTTGAAAAATCGTCCCAGCGCCGCGAACCGGGAAGCACAGGGGTGGCTCCGAACCCGCTCTCGGGCGAACGGTTCCGTGAAGCCGTCCGGAGACGCGACTTCGATGCTGCGTTCGCGTCGCTCGGGCTGGACTGACTCCAACAGGGGTAAGCTGTGTCCACTCTTTCCAACGTTCTTTCCATTCAGATGGAGAAGGTCCGCAGCAAGCTGCAGGATCTTCTTGAAACCTCCAACAATGCGTCGGCTCTGATTCGAAAGACCATTGAGCCGATCACTGTTTCGAACCGGGCCGCCCGGCTTCCGGTTGTGGTTTCGAATCCGGCCGACTTTGGCGCCGTCAACCTCAACGGTGGTGCGCTTGGTCTCGGCTCCGGCATGGTCACCGCTCACATGGAGATCTCGTACTTCCCGACCAAGCTCGGTATCGAGATCACCACGGAGGCGATGTGGACGACCGACAGCGCCGAGAAGGCGATCAAGGATGCCTTCAGGGAGAACCTGCGCCGGGCCATGCTCGAGGCGCAGATCTTTGACGACATCGCGTTCCACAACATCACCGGCACGCAGGGTATCATCGCCCGCGGCGATGGCACGACGGCTATCAGTGGGACCAACCCGTTCTCTGCCGGGCAGTCGGCCACCATCAGGCTGGACAATGAATTCGCCTGCCAGTTGCTTCGCCAGAACATGCCGGTCGAAATTTTCACCAACAACCTGGCGACCCACAAGACGGCGGCGAACAGCCCTGATGCGCTTCCCCGCGTTTCGGCGATTGACGTCGCCGGGAAGACCGTGACCATTACCGGCTCGCCCAACCAGACCGGCTCGATCACGCTTGCCAACACGGACGTACTGTGCTTTGCCGGCGTCAGCGCCACGCCGACGTTCCGCTTCGGCCTGTACGCCTTCAACACCACCACCACGAGCGGTTCGCTGCTGAACCTCAGCCGCACCGCGATCCCGGAGATCAACAGCAACTTCGTCAACGCGTCCAACTCCACTGTCAGCGCGGCGCACATCCTTTTGCTGAAGCACCAGATCGCGATGCGGCGCGGCAAGGTGGATGGCCTGGTTGGCCTGGCGCATCCGGCCCAGCTTGCCCAGATCGCCGACCTGGGCACCGCAATCAGCACCTGGATGCGCGGCAGCTCGGACAAGATGATTGACATCGTGCCAGGAATCGGCGACTCGCAGCTGTTCGGCGGCATCGAATTCCGGATGGATGTGCGGCAGAGCCGCAGCCGCCTGGATGTCATCAATCCCTCTAACTGGACGCGCGTCCGTCTGCGCGACCTCGACTGGTACGAAGTGGACGGCCAGAAGGTGTTCGAGAAGCGGAGTGCGAATGGCGGTGTTGCCACCTCCGTTCTGCTGTACCTTGTCAGCGCGGAGAACTTCGCTTGCGTCGACCCTGGCTCGCAGGGGTTCATCTTCAACCTTGCCATCCCCGCCGGGTACTGACCTGACGGGCTAGCGCCGGGCGGGTAAAGCGCCCGCCCGGCGCACACTCAACCGGAGATGTCACAAAAGATTGCCCGCCTGAACGAGATCCTGAGAACGCAGCTTGGCGAGATTGGCGGCAAGCCGCGCTACCAGTGGATGCGTTCCAACGAACTCAGATTTCGAGTCAAGACAGGCACGTGCGTATCCCAGACCGAATCCGGTCTTTACTTCGTTGCTCCGGAATACCGGGACGCGGAGATTTTGGGAGGGGAACCGCGTTGGGTCTTGGCGTGCTTTATGGAGCCGGAGTCCTCACGCGAGAAGTGGGAGGCCTTGTGCGGAACCGAGATGGAGTTTCCGGACAAGGGTTTCTACTTCCCGACTGATATTATCTGCAGACCAGGGGCCGAACCGGACGAAGACATAACCGCGGAACTGATCAGCGCCATTCGGTTCGGTGGTGATCTCTGCGCTGTCGACGTTCTGGACAGGCTCAACGCAAAGCTCGAATCGGAACAGCGAGACGCCGAGCGGCGGATGGCTGACGAGATCGAGAACGCGATGCTGGCCCCGGATCCGGCGATGAACCGGGTCTATTCCATTCCGGAGGGTTAATGTCCACTGTCCAACAGCTAAAAGATGCGCTTACCGGCGGTCCGAAGAAGTACATCATGAGCGTGTTCCCCATCGGGATGACTGCGGTCAGGCCGTTTAACGGGTACACCACATATATCCTGCCAGCTTCCCGGGAGCCGGGGGACGTTACTGTCTGTGAGGTTGGCAACGCGTTTCAGCGTTCCTACGTTGGCGACGGTAACTGGGCCGATGTTCCGGTGTTTGCCGGCGACATCGCCCGCGACCTGTTGAATGAATTCGCTTCCGGCATGGTCGGCCAGGACAGCGGCTACGGCCCCGGCATCTGGCTGCAAAACAGGCCGGAGCCGGATCCGCGCCTGAAAGAGGAAGCCATGGCTCGCCAGACCCAGTACTTCAACTACCTGGTGCAGCAGGCAGACTCGCTGTTTGCCGCTGGCAAGGCAAACCAGATCACCGGGCTGCACCGCGCGGCCGCGCGGTGGCTTGGCAAGAACGACGTGCCGTGGGTGGAGGAGACGCGGCGCCGCGAGACGAAAGAATGCGTCGCCTGCTTCTCCAAGATCGACGCCAGGGCTACGGTGTGCCCGGTCTGCACAACGCGTCAGCCCGGAAAGAAGGTTGAATGACGCCAACGGTCAGCGAGGTGTTTGAGGCTGCACGGGCCTTGTTGGCCGATCCGCAGGGGCTGGAGTTTACCGACTCGGCCCTTCAGCCGTTCTACAGCCTTTCCTACCAGGAGATGCTGCAGGCGTTGCGGGAGGTCGCTTCACAGGAGCCGGAGCGGGAGGCGCTGATCACCGGGGTTCCCGCCGGGACCACTTCTGTCGACCTCGCTGCCGCCGGGCTTACTGACATCGGCAACATTCACTGGATCTACCAGCGGGCGGCCGGTTCGAACTTCTGGACGCCGCTGAGACTGGTTCAGGAAATCACCCCGGATTACACAGGGCCGGCGGCTGAGTACAGCGGGGGCACGCTGCGTCTGACACCGGCTGACGTAGTACGCGATCTGCGCATCAAGTACTCTTTGTCCGGGACCCCGCCGGCGTCCGGGAGCGTCGGCATCCCGCACTCGATGCGGTTCCTGGCAAACCGCATCGCGTGCCTGGCGCTGTCGGCGCGCGAGGAGGGTGGCGCCGGGGCATTGATCTTTGGGCAGGAGGCCCAGATTGCACTGGAGTCATTGCGGCACTCCGCAGTGTCACAGTTGCAGTCGGCATCTTTTCAACGCCCCCCGTTCAGGGCGCGGCGCAGGTAAGCGGTAGAGGAGGATAACAATGGCAAATCCCGCTGTCTCGTTGGTGAGTTACCAGCCCGCGAAGGCTGGCTCCCCGGGCGTTCTCGTGGTCGACGCGACGTGGACGACCTACGCGCAGAACACGGACGCGTTGGTCCTGACAGGTCTGCGTCTGCCAGGTTTCGAGCCGAGGCAGGTGGTGTGCGGGTGGGGCGCTGTCGGCACTACCGGGCACCAGGTCACATTCACCCCATCCGCCACGCCAACCATGTCGAACGTCGGCATCCTGAGGGCGTGGAACGGAACCACCCAGGTTGCTTCGGGTGCGTTCGCTCAGACCGCGCGGTTGTCGTTCGTCCTGAGCCGGGGGGGGTAACGTAATGGCGCGTCGCGGGCTTCAGCAGGTAGATATTGGCGAGTTTCTCGGACCGCTCCTGGATCCGGTGGTGGAGGTTACAGATGCGCCGGTAAACTATCTCAGGGAGGCCCGCAACGTCGTATTTGATCGTGGACACATCGGCACAAGGGAGGGGCACGCCGTGTGGCACACCACGGCTGCCCCTGTCCGCGCGTTTCATCAGTGGATGGCCAACGGGACGGAAGAGGTGATCGTTTATGTCACCAACGCCGGAGGCGTGTACTCGCACAACATCCCGCTTGACCATCTCACGCAGATCCTTCCGGACGGATCTGTCCCGGCTGGCCAGGTAGTGTTTGCCAGCGCCGGGTCGAGGGTTTATATCGCCGCACCAGGGATCACGAAGGTCTGGAGCGGGCTTTTCACAAACGGCCAACCACAGGTGTCCGATGTGGCTCCGGCGCCCCCTGCGACGTCGCTGTTCTCGTCCAACACAAACTACGCGAGCGGACTCAATACGGCCGGGGTTCACAAGTTCTCTGTCGCGTTCATGTCAACATCCGGTAGTGTTACCAGACCGGTCGAGCCAGTGTCTGTGACGCTGGTTGGTGACAAGAAGGCCCAGCTTGTGTTCCGTGTGTCCGAGACGCCAGCGTGGGCCGAGACGGCGTATTTGTTGATGACGACGGCGAACAACCTGGAGCGGTACTACTACGTTCCCGGGGCTTCGGCCGGGCTGGTCCCGGGCCAAACCAACTTCGATCTGACATTCTATGTGAACATCCCGGACGAGACACTGGCGGCGTTCGCCGAGGATGCCAGCGAACTGTTCAACCGCGTCTCCGGACCACCACCGCTGGTCTTCGGCGTGGTTCCGTACGGGAACCGTCTCTGCTACGTCTGCTCGGACGCTGTCTACGCCTCCGAGCCTTTCCAGTACGAAGCTATCACTTTGGATCAGCACCGGATCGAGCTGCCCGGAAGGCGCCGCGTCACGGCCGCATTCTCTCTGCAGGGCACGCTGTACATCTGCTCGGACGATGGTATCTTTTCAGTGTCCGACTCTGGCGACGTGCCGGCAAGCTGGGCTGTTCCAACGGTGATCGCATCCGGGGTGGGCGTGCCATCGATGTACGCCGTCGCCAGCGCGCTGGAGTTCGGCTACTGTGTCCTCGCCACGACTGCAGGTTTGTTCTGGTTTGATGGCGGCACTTTGCAGCGCGAACCGATCAATGCGAACCAGCTTCCTGACTGGCGCAGGATCAGGTGGAGCCTGGCTGCAAGTACGATGCAGGTCGTGAACGACGTTGATGCGTCACGCATCTACGTCTCTGTCCCGATTGGTGACAGCGCTACAGCCAACACGCACATCATGACGTTTGACTACGGCCTCGGAATCGATCCGCAGGCGATTCGTTACTCGCTGGATTCCATTGCCGGTGTCGGGATCGGGTTCATGTCGCGCGTGTGGTTGCGTGGCTCTCGCCTGTTTGCCACCGCGTTTGCAGAGAACGGGCAGCCAAGAATCCTGCGTCGGTATTTGCGATCCGAGGTACTGAGTGACCCGGTCGGGACACGCACGGACAACGGGGCCGCGATTGCGTCCAGCGTCAGGACAGCCAACCTGCCTCCGGTTCCGGATGGAATGGCGCAGCACCGCGGGGTGGCTATTCGGGCAACTGGCAGCGGCACGCTTTCGTGTTCTGTGATCGGGATGGATGGCGGAGTGATACAGAACCTGCCCCCGTTTTCGCTGTCTGATGCCCCCGGGGATCTCCTGTCTTCCCGCTACTACTGCCTGGCTCCATCGGTGTCGTATCAGTTCACTCAGTCTGGAGGGCACTTCTCGCTCAGCGCAGTGCGACACTTCTTCCGTGGATACCTGCAAGACAAATGAGATCTGTCAAGGCTTATACAACGCAGCTCAGGGTGCGCGGCGGATCTATCGGGGTGCAGATCGCCGATGCCCTGGAGCTGCTCGAAGCCAGGATGAGGCAGTCTTCTGGTGGCGCCCGGGCAAGCATCCCCTCGTCCGGGAGCCAGCAGGCGGTCGTTTCTCCGCCGCCGCATGTCGCATCGCTCAGCGTTGTGGATGTGGTCGGAATGGGGAACGTGGCCCTTGTCACTCTCGAGTTCCAGCCTCCGGCCAAGGCGAGTTTTGTCAATGTGTACGGGATCCTGGACGGAGTGACTACTTTTCTCGGCAGGGTGGCCATCCCGGCGCCAAACCAGAGCGGATACTCGCAGATCAGCGTTCCTGTGTTGTCGCCCCCTGTGGTGGACTCCACCGGGGTTCAGCTCTTCGTGTGCGCGGCTACCGAGACAACGGAGGCGTCGATAGACGAGACGACTCCGAGCGTAACCGTTGACATTCCTGCTGCCGGAACACTGGATGGCGCGCCCCGAGCCGCGGTGTCGCTCACGCTGGGCGGCTTCGACGATGCCGTCGAGAACGTTGACGCCACCATCTCTGTCACCTGCCCTGATGTGCCTGTAACCGACGTCAAGCTGTACGCCCAGTACAAGCCCCTGCCCGGCGGACCAATGCTTCAGCCGCAGTATCTCGGGACGATGCGCGGGGTCAGGAACGGCACATCCTCCCGCTCGATGTGGTTTCCGCTGTACCCGAACGAACTGCTGGAGGGCGTATCTCCGCTCCCCGACGCGGTTGATGCTGTGGTGTACGCTGTTCTGGAGCTGGCAGACACCTCGCCTGCACTGGTTCCTGAGAACTGGGCGAACCCTGATCCGCAGACGGCGACGCCGTACGCCACCGCGCCCATTTCGCTCCAGAGTGTTGCCGGCGCGAAGTCTGCCCTGGCGCTGCCGAGGCCTTCTGTCACGACGTACGGCTACAGCCACGCCGAAGGTGGGGTGGATATCTGGTTTCGCTATGCTCCGCCATACCCACGTGGGCGGTTCGAGGGCGTCTCTGTTTACGCCCAGGACAATATCGGTCAGCGGTGGTTCTCGTTTGGTGACTTCATCGACAACTCGGATCCGAGCCGCACCGGAGAAGATGCGTACGGGTACGTCTCGTTCCGCTACCCAATGGGTGATCCCAGGCCGGAGAGGATTGTTGTTTCTGCCGAGTCTTACGGATCCGACGGCGAGCGGACCAAGCCGCCGGTAATCTCGTGGACCGGCGGAGTACCGAGCGGATACGGCTCAAACGGGTTTGCTCTGCTGATCGAAGCGGTTGAAACAGCTCTTGGAAGCATCAGCATTTCTTCGGCGTCTGTCCAGTACAGGGAATCCGAGGGCGGCTGGCAGTACCGCATCGCCATCACGCTCGGCGGCACGGCGCCATCCGGGCCGATCTACGGCGGCACGATCGTGTTCCTGCGGTTCTCTGACGAAGCGCTACCGGCGAACAACGAGGGGTGGCGAAATCTGCGTGCCATCGCCCGCCATGCGTCGGGCGAGCCGCTTACGATCTACTCGGACTGGTACCCGATCCGGGCAGGCAACTCCGCCCAGTTCTGGCTGAAGCCGGTGGCCTCTGACACGACCGGCGCAACCGTCGTCTGGGGCAGCACCGCCGGGCCGTACAGCGTGTCGCTGTCACCGAATATTCCCGGCGCCGGAACACACGACTTCAACTTTTCCGCTGTTCTGGACGGTTACTGGGATGACGGAAACGGTGTGCGGCTTGGCAAGGTTGATGTATCGTGGACTCCGCTCAGCCGCAGTGATGTCATCTACACGATCTGGGAGTGCCGGGTCAATGCGCAATCAACGCCGCTGTACTCCCAGTACACCAGAACAGAGGCCAACACGTCGGAGTCCGGCTTGACCATGTGGGTGGCCCCGCCCAGGGAAGGCACAGAGTATCTCTACCTCGCCCTGACTGTGAATGTGCCTGCCGACGGAATCTGGCCCTCTCCGACAGACTACGAAGCAGGAACGCTTCCGGTCGCCATGGTTGAGTTGCCTGTGGCCGGGTTGAGCGATCAGGTCACGGACTTCTCGGTTACGGTGGAGACTGACCAGACACAAGCTGTTCCCCGGGGCCGGTTCGTGTTCGCGTTCACCAAGCCGGCTGATCCCGACTACCACCACGTCCACATCTACCGCCGCCCAGCCAACAGCGGCGGGGCGCCGATTGCCGACTGGCTGCCCGACAAGGTTGCCTCCATCGTTGAGGGCGGCCCTGGCGGCTGGTGGACACTGCCGAGCAACCCGGAGTACTGGATTTTCAAGGCTGTGGCCTGCAATTCGCTTGGGCAGGAGAACGCGGTCAATCCGCCCGAAGTGTTTGTGGCTGTTCCAACCAGCGCTGGAGTTACGGCGTCAAAGGCCGCGCCTGGGATGGTGACGGGCCCTCTCAGTGTCAACATCAACAATCAGGTCACAATCGGTCCCGGGGCAATCGGTGCAGAGCATATCGGATCGGTTAACGCGTCGGTGATCACCGGTCCGATTTTGGCAAACCAGATCCAGAGCATCAACGCCAACCAGATCAACGGGCTGATCGCGGCAAATCAGATCGCGTCGATCAATGCCGACCAGATCAACGGCCTGATTTTGGCCTCGCAGATCGACAATGTCAACGCCTCGCAGATCAACGGGCTGATCCAGTCATCGCAGATCCAGTCGATCACAGCCGACAAGATTACGGGGCAAATCCAAGCCTCGCAGATTCAGAGCATCAACGCCACGCAGATCAACGGGGTGATTTCCGCCGAGCAGATCGGCTCGGTCAACGCCAGCTCGATTACCGGGGTCATTGTCACACAACAGCTCGCCGACAGCATCCTTTCGTCGGCGCGGCTGCTGGCCAACTCGTTCGCAGTTCCCATCAGGGTAAGTACGCTTCCTCGGCTGCCAAGCGCCGATTGGCCGGGCGGGTCTATGGCGCTGCGCACTTCAGACAAAAAGCTGTTCAAAAATGTCAACAACAACTGGGTCGAGGTTTCGGCCTCCACGGAATTGACAGGCTCCTTGACCGCCAGCGACATCGCGTCAATCAACGCCAGCAGTATTGTCGGCCTGATTACGGCTGGACAGATCCAGTCGATCAACTCGTCGCAGATCAACGGCCTGATCCAGTCGTCGCAGATTGCAAGTATCTCTGCAGACAAGATCACCGGAACGATTACAGCCGCACAGATCGGATCTGTTAACGCCAGCAGCATCACGGGGCAGATCTCGTCAAGTCAGATCGAGAGCGTTTCCGCTGACAAGATCACTGGCGCAATTTCGTCTTCCCAGATCAGCTCGATCACGGCGGACAAGATCACTGGCACGATCACGGCGAATCAGATCGGCACCGTCTACGCAAACCAGATCGTGTCTGATTCTCCGACGGCTTCCATTGTTAACCTGTTTGTCACCGGGTACATCGATGTGCGGTCAAACCCGTTTGATCCCACGAGTGGAACGGTGTACTGTGGAGCGGTTTCATCTGGAAACTGGGGAGTGAGCCTGTACGGTCACGCTACGTTTAACTCCGGCCAGTCGTATTCCTGGACCCTGGTTGGCTCGCCGAGCGTTTACCTCACGCCCAACGGCGGCACACTGGCCATCAATGGCACTCCACTCGGCGCGGCAGCGTTCAAGGGAGTGGGTACCGGCGCAAACGATGTGGCGGCTGGCAACCACACTCACAGCGGCTATGCCAGCAGCACGCACGTTCACAACGTCTCGGTGACGCTGGGCGTGGAGACATCTGTGATTCAGTACAAGGACTGGGACGATCAGCCCCAGAGCATAACGGTTGTCTCCAATGTGTCGGTGGCGTCGGTGACGTGTGGAACCCCGCAGTAGTCGCGCACGGACTCGTTCACTCCGTGGTAAAATATATGTATGAGTGAACAGAAGATCACGGTGGATGTAGTCGAGATCTCGCAGCCGGAACGCATGATGCTGCAAAGGCTTGCGTTCATGCAGGCTGCGGCCAGGGAACGCCTGGAGATGCTCGAGGCGCACATCCGCGATGCAGTCGGGGTCATGATCACGGCCCGCGGGTTGAGTGGCCAGTGGCAGCTCAACCAGGAGATGACGGCCTTGGTGCGGCAGCGCCGGGTGCCCGATCAAGATTACCAAGCCGAATCTGTCGGCCTGAGTGGATCCGCAGATCTTGGTGTGAAGAGTGGCTCTTAGTACGGCTGCAAAAAATTCCGCTCTGGACGCCATCTTTCAGGGTGCCATCACTGTCAGCCTGCACACGGCGGACCCGGGAGCGACGGGCGCCAATGAGCTGACCGGCGGTGGCTACGCGCGACAGTCGGCGACGTTTACCTCGGCCTCCAACGGACAGACGTCCAACTCGGCCACGGTGACGTGGACCAACCTTCCGGCCTCCACCATTACGCACGTAGGCGTCTGGAAGGCTGGCGTGTATCAAGCCTCCGCGGCTGCCACAACTCCTCGCACTGTTGCCAGTGGCGACGGAGTCTTTGTGAATCCAGGCTCTCTGACGTTCAGCGTAACTTGATCCGCGCCATCTCTTCGATCTACAGGCCATGGGGACAAATCACACAGACCTGGAGGTCTGCGACGTTCCCGTGGCGCGCCCACGCAGTGGCGCCGCCGTCTTTCTCGGTTGTCGCTGATGGCGCAGCGTTTTACCGGTCGTCACCGATACAGACGGCCCTGGTTGCCTACTCCGTATTTAATCAGGCAGCCGTCGGTGCGACTTTTCTTGTCCCCACGACCTACCGCTGGGGTGACCTGACCGGGACATGGGGCAGCTACACGCAACCGTGGAAGGCATTTACCGGCCGCGGAATCTACAACGTGGCGGCTGGCGCGATCCCGGCCGGAGTTGTCCAACAATCGGGATTCTCCGGCTCGTGCGAGTTTCTCAACGAGTCAATTCTGCAAGCCATCCTCCGGATTGGTGCGGCCGACGTCGCGTCAACGCAGCAAGTAACCACCCCGGGGGCCAGGCTCGCGTTGACAGCTTCGGCGTCTTCAGGTGTTACCAGCGGTGCAGCGGCCAACCTGACGTCGTCCCTTCATTTGGCTGGGCAGATAGCGTCTTCCGGCGTGGTTGATGCAGGGCTGATATCCATTCTGACGGCGTTTTCTTCAAGGGCGGGGAGGTCTTCTGTGACATGGCGGATATAACACTGCTTACGCTGGACGATCCGGTTGATGGAAGCCTTACAATCATCAACGGAAACTTCACCGCCATCAACACCGAGCTAGGCTCACACACCCATGCTGCATCGGCAATCACGTCCGGCGTGTTCTCGGCCGCCCGGCTCGCCAGCGGAACACCAACGACATCGTCGTTTTTGCGCGGCGACTCCGTTTGGGCGGCGGTGACCTGGAGCGATGTCACTGGAAAACCTACGACGTTCCCCCCATCGGCCCACAATCACTCAGCATCGGAGATCACGGCTGGCGTGCTGGCACCGGCCCGGCTTGGCTCCGGCACGGCGTCTTCCTCAAAATTCCTGAGGGGCGATCAGCAGTGGGCGTCTATCAGCCTCGACAATTTGGCAGAAACAGGTGGTTATTTCTATCGCGCCGGCCGCGCATTGGTTTGGGAGAATCCGCCGGATACATATGGCCGAGATCAGTCTGCTCAATTAGTTTTGCTTGGTCATAGCGGATCTGATGTTCCGGTTATTGGTGGACTGCTTGAAACATACTCGTCCAGAGGAACACCAGCTAGTCCAATACCCTTGAAACAACATGATAATTTGGCTCAATGGGTATTTTATGGAAGACGTCCAGATGGAAGTTGGGCTGAAGGTGGGCGCATTTTCATCGGGATACCGCAAGATTGGTCAAATACCAGCACTCCTGCTGACATCACGATTTCGTTGAATGCTCCAGGAGAATCACACTATTTTAATCAAAAATTTTATTTCAATGGTGCTGGGCGTCTTGGCATTAAAACCAATCCAGTCTACGAACTTGATGTCAACGGAACGGCTCGTGCGACCACCCTGATGGGAAATCTTGATTGGAGCTACGTCACAAACAAGCCATCAAGTTTTACGCCCTCAGCGCACACTCATGCTCCGTCAGAACTGACGAGCGGCGGGGCAAGCGCCGGGCAAGCGCTTGTCTGGGATGGCTTCGCGTGGGCGCCGCAGACATTGGCTGCGCCGGGGGCCTATCAAACCAAGACTGCAAATTTTACAGCAGCTGGCGGCGGTGCTTATTTCCTTGGCGCGAACAACGTGGCTGTTACTCTACCAGCTTCTCCCGCTGACGGCACCCGGGTATACCTGATTTGGGTTGGCTCTGGTTGCACGGTGGTTCCGTCTGGCACACAGAAGATCATGGGTGCGAACGAGGTTTTTTACTTCGATGTGTACCCGTATGCGGTTCAGTTGGTTTACATCTCTTCGGAGAATGACTGGAGGATTGCGGCATGAATCTGAGTCAATTTGTTGGAGCCGGGTTGCGCGCGAAAGATTTTACGTCCAGCGAGACTTGGACGATCCCCGCTGGAGTGCGGTTGTTGAAGCTTTTGGCAATCGGCGGGGGTGGCTCCGGTGGGGCGATGG